GCCATGCCTTTCCGACTTCATCCAGCTCATGGCCCATGATGGCGATTGCACCTACCACGATGATTGCGGCGGCAGATACTTCGGCCACGATGCCGACCACCAAACCGAGGTTCTTTGCCAGGGAGGTCAGCTTGGGAGAGAGGCCAGTGCTGACGGTGGTATCAATCGTGTCGGTGGCCGTGGTGAGGGTGTTCATGGCAGTTGTGGCTTTGCCCAGGTTGGTGATGCCTTTCAGCTTGGAGAACACATCCAGAGCGACCACCAGACCGCCCAGAATTTCCAGACCGCCGATGATAAGGGCCACTTTGTCCACGCCGCTCCAATCGCCTTGCTTGATTGCATCCCAATTCGTGGCGATCTCCCGGATGATGGTGGTGAACCCCTGAATTGCCACGCTCCATGCCGCCAGCTTGATATTGCCGGTGAACACGCCGATACCGATTGCGACATTGGTTAAACCCCGGACAACCGTGAGAGCATTGTCCACATTGAGGCCGTTGGCAGCTATATCGCTGATACCAATGACGATCTCTCCGATGCCCTGGATGACTTTCAGCGCACCGCCGACTTTCAGGTTGCCGAGCATAATCAGTGCGTCACCGACCATACCGGCAAAGGAACTAATCATACCGGCGACATTCTGGAAGGTGGGGCCGTTGTCGAGGAAATCTCTCAGGTACCGCTCAAACTCCTTCAAGTCCGCCAGGAACATTGCGAGGCCGAGTACCTGGAAGTCGAGCTTGAAAGCGAAGCCCTTGGAGCCAAGCTCTTTCAGCAGTTTCAGAGCGGTCAAGAAGTCCTTGGCGACCTTCCAGGCCAGGATGCCAGCGGCAATACTGGTGACAGTAGCCAGCACATCCTTCAACTTCTCTTTCAGCTCGTCAACCTGGCTGTTGATGCTGTTGAAAATGCTCTCGTCCCACAGCTTGTCAATGTCGAACATCCCTTCAAGGCTACCGCCGCCACCGGCACCAATACCGGCTCCACCGGAACCCTGATTGGGGTCAAAGACATTCAGCTCGTCAAAACCAGCGGTGTACTGCTTCAACTTCTTTGCGGCACCAGAAGCATCTTCCAGGTTGTCAGCCATGGCCCCGGCACCAGCGGCACCGGCGTTCACGCCGCTGCTGAAATCTACCGGTTTCAGGTCAATGCCGAAGAGCTGGGCGAGGGCCGCAATGGCCTCTCCAATCAGCTCCACAAAGGCTTGCACATAGGGCAGAACCTTCACCAGAGCGGGAAGCAGGAAGGAACCAAATGCCTGAGAAAGAGAAGCGAGTTGCTGCCGCAAGGTTCTCATAAGACCTTCTGCGGTGGTCATCTCCCGGGCATAGGTGCCAATCAAGTCCTGCGCCCTTGCCTGGTCAATCAGGGTCAGGTATCGCAGATAGGACTTCAATTCCTCGCTGGCACTCTGGGTACTATACGCAATGCCATAGTTTGCCGCCGTGATCTTCAACTGAGAGTCCACGATGGTGAAACCGGCTCTGCGGATAGGCTCTACCTCACCGGCGATTGCGGAGCGGACGGCAATGGCAGCGTCCTCAAAGGTCTTGTAAATGTCGTTGTAACCGGCCCAAATGTCATAGGTCAGTTCCGTATAATTCATTGCCATGGCGGCAGCATCCTTCTGAGCGACACCAAAGCCTTTCAGCATAGTGCCGTAGATGGACGCATACTGCATGAACTTCTGGACATTGATCTGCAACTCGGAGTTGAGCTTCAATATCCACTTGTAGTTCTCTTCCGCCTCTTCTCCAAACGCTCGGCCAAAGCGGTACATGATGCCCTCCCACTCGGAGGCTTCATACATATACTCGGCAATGACCGCACCAATCCGGTTAGAGGCGTAGATCACCGTGGAGAGCTTGATACCGGCCAGAGCCTCAGACCATGCCCAGGTGCCGGAAGCGGCCTTGTTCACAGTGCCGTTGTAGCGGTTTGTGCTGGCAATAATCCTCTGAATTTTAGAGGGGAAAGCAGAGAAACCGTTGGAAACCTTCTGCATTTCATCGGCAAAAGGCTTCATGGCAGCGGACAAATCTTTCATCTGCCGGGTGAACTTATCAATGTCCGCCTTTTCCAGCTCGTTAATCACCCCGGGCAGTTTCCCGAGCTGATTGATGAAGCTGGTCAGATGTGCTTTGTCCAATTCGGACAGGGGGCGCAAACCATTAGCCAGACTTGCCAATTTGTCCCCGTCCGTCCACTTTAACTGAGTTAATGCGGAATTTAATTTGACGATGGAGTTGGTGGTAGAACGAAAACTGCTGAGGTTCCCCAGAGCCGCTAAAGCGGTAGCAAGGCGATTGATTTTCTGGGAAGCGTCACCGGTGTTCAAGCCTTTCAGGGCATTGGTCAATTCACGAATACCCGTGGCAGTCTTGCTCAAATTGTTTGCGCTGCCAACGGAAACCGTCTTCAACCCACTCAGGGCCTTTTTCAGATTGTTCAGACCGGTTACTGCACCGGCACTGTTCTCCTGAATTTGAAATTCCAAACCCTGAATTTCCACATTATCAGCCATTCACGCCACCACCTTTCTCCTGAAATTTCTTGTTGAGCGACAGGGCCAATGCCTGGAAGTAGGCTTTCGCCTTTTCATCCTGCTTTTCCCGCTTCGCCTCCTGCCGTTCGTCCTTCTGCTTGGTGTCAAAGGCAAAGGGCTGATCGGGATAGGGAATGGCTTTGACTCCCTTCTTCGCAAAGGCTCTGAGGATAGGGGCCAGATTGCCAATCGCCTGATACACATACATCCCCTGTAACCAAGCGTCCTGATTTTTCAAATCTTGCCGGATTTGAGCGGCCTTTCGGTAGTACCTGACCAGCTCACAATCCCCCTCCCAATACTGTTCCGGGGTCATGCCAATCGCCAGGTAGTAGGGGAACACATCGTAGAATTTCTGAGTGTAAGCGAAACGGGGAGCGGGGCGCATTACGCCACCGCCCCCTCGTTCATTGGACTGCAACCCGCTTACCAGTTGGCAGTCCACTCCATGTTTCCCTCGTCACCCTCGTCAGAGGCGGGTTCCTCCATGAGAGTGAGAATGGGTTCGTTATACATCTCGACCAGCTTCGGGATAAGCTCGTCCTTACGGGGCAGACGGGCGTAGATACGGTCAATGACCTCCTTCTTCACGAAGCGGTGCCGAGCGATAAACGCACCGGCAAACAGGGCCGGGAGCATGGTCATAGGCTTGCGGTCAACTTCCTCGGCCACGAAGCCCTGTTTCTCCATGATCTCAACGCTCTTGCGGGTGTATTCCAGCGTGTAGTTCTCGCCGGAAACGGGGTCTTTAATTGTCAGTGTCTTAGCCATGATAAATCCTCCTTATCATTCAGGCCGATTGTGATTACTCAGCAGAGAAAGTGATCGGGGTGGAAGGGGCAATGGAGATGTTCATATCCACAACCTCATTCACGCCGCCGCCAACGGGATAAACGGACAACTGGCCGTCAAACTCGAACTTGCCGTTAGAGCCATCGGGAGTCACAACACCGCCGCTCTCCTGACCACCAAACCAGACAGCGTAACTATCGGTCTTACCTTCCAGAGCCTTGAGCTTCTGAAAATCGGTCATATCATAGTTAGCGGTAAAGGACAGACCATCGAGGGACTGAATACCGGCGATATAGGTCTGCATATTGTCAGACAGCGTGGTAGTTTCCAACATTTCAGGCTCACCGCCCAGATCGGGAAACTCCTTAATGTCAACCAGCTTCTCATAGGTGTCAGCACTGGTACCCTTCTTCATCAGAAAGACCTTGTAAGTGGAAATAGCCATATTACTTTACCTCCTATACAGATTGGCACCGTCCGTTTCAGCCCGATACCGGGCCACCAGGCGGTATATACTTGCGTTCTCCAAATTCGGGATTGGGGACATGGAAATGCGAGTGAAATTGAACTGATACATGAGGTCATCAATGACCTTCATAATGCTTCGGCACTGGGTCTTTTTCCCGGTGGACTTGTTGGAGTAGACATTCACCTCATACATCAGAGTGGCGAACTTCTCCCGGTCACCGTTGCTCATGTGTTCCAGCGTGGGATAATTGTCCTGCTCCACGATGCTCACATGAGGGAAAGAAGACGGTGCCTTGACATACTCACCGCTCACATTGATCTCAGGAAAGGCTTTCCGAAGTGCCTCTGCAATCGGTGTATAAATCTGGCTCTCTACATCAATCACCGAAACACCTCCTTCGCCAGTCCGGGCAAAATCATTTGCAAATGCTTCACGGTTTCGTACATCGACATATTGGCGGGGTTACCCTGGGTGATGACCACGGTAGTACCATCGTCCTTTGCGTGAACTTTTCCGTTCGTGCCGGGGTCACCGTAGTAGCCCCAGGACGGTTGCTTACCATGACCGGCCCCGTATTCGCCCCGGCGCATCCCGAGGTCTGCGGCCTCCGGGTGATTGTCCGGGTAGACAACACCGGTGCCGAACTCAATGAACAGCACGGAGGCCCCTACCGCTACCACGGCCCTGACACTTTGCTCCCGCTGCTCTACGGAAACAGAAACATCATTGGTGCCGTCATACGCCGCCTTTGCGAAATTGGCAGAGGCCACGGAAAGACCTTCCTGGGCCAGCCTGTCCAGCAGAACACTTGTCCTTGCTTTCAGCCAGCTCTTATAGCGGTCAATCTCCCGAATGGCGTTATCAATCCCGGCCACGGACAGGGGAACTTTGATGGTCTTCACGATACAGTCACCTTGCTCACGGCGTAGGAGATGGAATTGAGGCTCTTGGCGACCCGCTTCACGATGTAGTCATACAGGGGGTTCCCGTCATCGTCATACTCCGGCTCCTTGTCTATGAACAGGACGGTATTTTCATCAATCGGACAGGAGAGGTCATCGGTGACGATCACCTTGTCATAGGAGATGAAATTTCCGAACTGCTCAACCTGAGCGGTACCGGTGGCAGCAGAAACATTGTCCCGCCGCTTCACGGCCTCTTTGTAGACCACACGGGTATCTCCCGTTTCATTGCCCTCTTCGTCCTTGACCGCCTCTTTACGGTCATACAGGAGGTACCAGTAAGAGGACTTGTTGCGCTCCATCGTTCTCACGGGGCCACTTCCTTCCGCACGATACCGGCAAAGGGAATGATCTCACGCAACAGGGTGGGAGGCACATCCCCGTCCTCATAGGAGCGGGAAATGCCGTTCTCGCTATGCGCCGTTTCGCCCTCAGCCCCTCGCTTGTTCAGAAGATAGGCCGCAATTTCCACCTGATTGTAGGCGTACTGGTCAGGCACCTTGGTCACGGTGGTATCAAAGGGATAAGCCCGTTTCAGGACTTTGTTGCCAGCGATAGAAAGGTAGGTGGAAAGCACATCCTCGTCCTTCTCGCCGGTCATGGTTTTCAACATGGACAGCTTCTCAGCATCGGTCATGGCTTTTCACCTACCTTTCATCAAATTAGCCGCCAGCCCCGACTTCCTTGGTGTTCACGGGATTGCTGGTATCGTTGGCAATGAACACGCTCCGGCTGTACTTGGGAGCGGTGAAGCTCTGAGCAATGCCGGTGAACTTGCCGTGGTACCACTCAGGGCCGTGGTCAAGGCCGATCTGGCCGAAGAGCTGATACTTCTCACCGGCACCGGTCTTCGCCAGAGGCTCCAGGAAGAAGTTGCCCTTGCCGGGAACAGGCTGGTACACGGGAGCGATCACATTCAGGTTCAGCAGCAGAGCGGTGCCAGCGGGAAGACACTCGCCCAGGTACAGGTAGACCACGCCGATAGGAGTGACCACACTGGACAGGGCAATGCCGTTGATCTCCCGGGCAGCGGGAACCACGGTCAGGCCGTTCTGAACAGCGTCAGCGTTGACCTGGAACAGCGTGGTAGCGTCACACCACAGGCACAGGCCATCGGTAGGGGCGTTGGCCCCGTAAATCTTCTTCACCATGTCAGCAATGTCCCACAGGCCGAGGGGCTTGCTGCTCATGGCCTTGGTGTTGGTAGTGACCGCCTCCACCAGTCCCCGGGTCTTGTTGACAGTAGCATCACTGGTTGCCTTGTTGTAGGTACCCTGAATGAAGGTGAACTCAATGTCCCGGTT